TCAACGATCTGCTAAGAACCGTTGGGACATTGATAGCTATATTGTTCCAGCAAGTGTATGAATAAATAAACTATATGCTGGAGAAAGTTTCTCCAGCATATAGTTTCAGGAGGTAGCGATGGCAATGAAAATAAGCTGCATAAAATGTGGAATAGAAATCACAGCAGGATGCAATTGTGGAGTAGGTTATGAGACACCTGGGCAAAGAGCTGAAAGGGCCATAAAAGAACATCCAAAAATGTCAAATAACGCAATTGCTTCAAAATATGAAATAAATGAAAGAACAGTGAGAAGAGCCAGAGGATCTTCGATAAATCCGAAAACAGGTTCGGCAAATGCCGAACCTGTACCTGAAAATCCGAAACGAACTGGTAAAGATGGTAAATCTTATCCAGCCAGACAAATGACAAAAATGCAGAAATGGGCTGAACAACAAAGAGAAATGGGTGCTCCATATCCTGAATTCAAAATTGAAAAAGCTAAAGATATTGGACGTATGCCTGATAATACTAGAGAAAAATATGAGGAAAGTATTGATACTATAGTAAAGCAGTTGATAAAGTTAGAATTGATGACAGAATATGCTCCTCAAATGAGTATGGAATTACGTCATTTATTGACAGACAAATTAAATGAAATCAAAAAGCATATTGCCACAATTTCTAAGAAAATGTTTGGTAAAGATAGCCTACGTGACCTAAATAGGCCCCTTTGTGATGTAGAAATACCACTACGCAAAGAAGATGAAAATCACACACTTAACTGAACAAGTCCTTCGTTTCTTGAGATACAGGCAGTATACTTTCAGTAAGCTCTGCTGCCTGTCTCTCATAATCTTCTTCCCACTTAACCTCATTAATCCAAGGAAGAACCATGCCGTTTGTTTGCGCAGCAAAGATTAAACCTCCCAGAGATTTAGTACCATTTCTAGGTAATTCTGGCCGATGTGATTTCCATTGTCGTTTAAAGTACCCTTGGCCGCGCCCCATTTGACCATAGCGAGCGCCACCCGATATAGCTTCCATAAACAATTCAAAAGCTTGATCTATTGTTAGTTGATTCGCTATATTGTCATCGTGTATAGCACCTATTAGTGGGAGCATAACATTGAGTGTATACCACTCGTTACTATCTGCCAATCCTTGATCCCTTATGTAATCAACGCAAGCTGATGCTTTCTTAAATGCAGTCCACTTTGAATCTTTACGGGGGATGTATGGTGTATGAACTGTTTCTCGCTGTACTTGTATCTGTGGTACTTGGTTGCGTAGTTTATGTATATCAGTCGTATGATGGTAATTTTTTAAAATTCGTGCTAACGCTGGTACTTGTCCTTTTGCTTGCTTTTCTAATTTTGGATAATTAACCGTTCCAGGCAATCGCATGACACGATCAACGTTAGACATATTGTCTACTTTGACAGGTAAATCTTGGAATATGGCGCGCAACATAGCTTCAAAATCGTGTGACAAATTAGTTACACCAGATCTAATCTTTATTAATCCTTCGTTGATTTCTTTTTCTATATCATCTTTAGCAGGACGATATAATTCAATATCTATTACAGTGGTTAAGAAATATACAAGTTGAAAACCACCTCCAGAATTAATAACAATAGATGGACGTATATCTCCTGTCAACTTTTCATCGATGAAGAACTCTATTTTATCTGCATCTCGTTGGAATGATGTAAAGTCTATATCAAAAGCCAAGGCTCGTATAGCGATGATGTCGTCAATATTATTCTTTCCCCACCATCCTTGCCTTAGTGATACTTTGCATGGTCTATTGACGCTATAGTACACATTTGATTTACGAGCTTGACGTTCTTGAATATCTTGAATGAGTTGTTTTTGTTGCTGCACTTCAAAAGTGCAACCTGGTTCCCATTTAGGACCATTCTGAGGACCACCGAATGGCGCTTCACTTGCAATGGTATGGCGACCTCCTTTGTCAAGGAGATCTAAAAAATATAGGGCGTTCTGGATATTTAGCTCCATTTATTCCTCCGTATTGTTCGGGCGTAAGTGAACTACGTTTTCTTGTTCCAGTTTTATTTCTTGTTTGTGAAATTCTTCAAAAGCATCGTTTAATTCCTGTTGAGTTTCTCGAAGGATTGAATAAGAGTCTTTATATAATTTTACTGACTGATCGAATCTTCTCTTGGCTTCTTCCCATTTTTTCTTAGCTAACTCGAATTCTTCTGTAAATAATACTGGCATACCAAGTCTCCTTTTCTTCTTTCTTGCCTTAAGTATAGCGCAAGTAAAGGCGTAAGTATAGAACTTTCTTTGCAAGTATAACCTTAACACTCACAAAAGGAACACAACAAGTGGCAGGCTTCACCTATAAATCATATAGTTTCGTGGACAAAGACCCTATAATTGACGAAATTAGAACTATTTATCAAGAGAGTGGTGTAAATTATAAATGGTTACATGATAATAGTGGCGTATCTCAAGGCACACTTACTAACTGGTTTAGTGGTAAGACTAAGAAACCACAAGCAGCAACCATTAACGCTGTGCTGCGCTCCATGGGATATAAACTTGGAGTAGTGCCGCATGGTAAAATTGTGCATATTGTTCCTGCAATGGAACAACCAAAACCCACATCTGTGCGTCATGTCGTACAGATGAGCAAATACAAAAAGAGAAAATGACTAATCCCACCGAGGATAAAACCCCGGCAGCGGACGCGTGACTACCGGCTAGTGATGGACTATAGTGGTTGCACCCAAAGACGTGGTCAGACGTAGCAATAACGCCGTCGCACGTTCGCCTCTGGGAACGCTATAGTTTTGGCACTACAAGATGAGATTCAGGTCTTCGGTGGGTACATGTTACATTGCCTGTGAAATCTCATAACGTCACGTATTGGGGTCGTCGTTGGCTCATTCCAACGACGACCCCTCTCATTATTCATTAGGCAATTTAGCCAGGAGAGTAAAATGAAATTCAAGATAGGTTTCACAATCTCAGCAGAGACTATGTTCTCAATGTTAGCAAAGATGCTACCAATTGATGACTTAAATGTTGAAGAAGTATATGATGCAGCACCTCAAAAAACTGCTAAAGTGGCGCAACAGGTGATGGCAGCATTAGAAGCGCCAAAGAAAAGATCGCCTCATAAACCTCATAAACCTCACAACCCATTTAAGCATCCTACTAAAAGACCATTGACAGAATTTGTGGAAGATTATCTAAATAAACAACCCAATAAAACGGCAGAATGGGGTGAAATGGGACGTTATGCCATGTCATTGGGATTTAGCAGAAGCTCAATAAATAATGCAATAAGCAGATTAATGGATAAAAATATTATTGAAAAAATAGCTGTTGGAACTTATAAAATGAGTAACAAATCACATATTAAAAATGTAGGATGATTTAGTCCTTGCTTTCCTTCGCGTAATCTGCTATAATCGCACAAGAAAGGGTTGAGTAATGGAATTGGCCAAACTATACAAGAAGGATGCTTCTGGTAATACACGGGTATGGTGGGCAGAGGTTGGCGAAAGTCCTCATGAAGGTTATTGGCGCACCCATTCTGGTAGACTAAGTGGAACTATATCTGTGACTGAATGGAAATGGGCTAATCCTCGATCCCAAGATACTGCGTATAAACAAGCTCATTTTTATGCATCAGCGGAAATGGAAAAGAAATTAAAGACTGGTGATTATCAATATGAAGAGGGTGATATTGGGACGCAGCGCTCCAGTATAATTAGCCCAATGCTTGCTCATCCTTATGTAGGATGGCAACGCCCTTGCTATGCTCAGCCTAAGCTAGATGGCATTAGATGCCTAGCAAATAAAGATGGGCTATGGACGCGCACCAATAGACAGATTGTCTCAGCACCTCATATTGAAGGTGAACTTAAAGAATTTTTTGCAGAAAATCCTGATGTTGTTCTGGATGGAGAGTTATATAATCACGATCTACATGACAATTTTAACAAGATAATTTCACTTGCTAGAAAAACTACACCAGATTTTGCGGAGCTAGAAGAATCAGCAGAAATGATAGAATATTGGATCTTCGATTGTTATATTGGACGATATCCAGATACTATTTTTAAAGACAGATTGTGGTTTTTACAATCTATACTATATGATTTAGATCACAATCTAAATATGGTTAAAGCTACGCCAACTAAATGGATTAATACCAAAGATGAACTTGACATCCATAATATGGAGTTGCTTACTGACGGCTATGAAGGCCAAATTATACGACATAATACGCCATATGAGCAGAAGCGCACCAATAACCTGCTCAAGCGCAAAGAGTTTGTTGATCAAGAATTTGAACTTAAAGATATATTAGAAGGCCAAGGACAGTGGAGTGGTTATGCCAAAATAGCAGTCTGTTCTCTTCCTGATGGTAGAGAGTTCAGAGCTGGTATATCTGGCACTCAATATTTCTGTGCAATACTATTGGAAGATAAGGCTAAATACAAATCTGTGACTGTCAAGTATCAAGCATTAACTCCGGATGGTGTGCCACGTTTCCCTATCGCTACAAAATTCTATGAAGAAATATTCGGTGGTCTTGATGAACGTATCAAACCAAGACGTGATCTATTCGCATGACTACAGAATATAATGCATGGAAGAAAATGAGACAAAGATGTCTCAATCCCAACGATCCTAAATATGATCGTTATGGAGGTAGAGGAATTACTATTTGTGATAGATGGGAATATTATGAAAATTTTATAGAAGATATGGGTAAAAAAACATCACCTATTCATACATTAAATAGATTAGATAATGATGGTAATTATGAGCCTGGAAATTGTGTATGGTCAACACCAACAGAACAAGCAAATAATAGAGATGATAGTTATTATATTCTGAATATGAATGAAGCTGAACAAATCAGAGATTTGTACAGAAATGGAATATATACACAACATAAAATATCAATAATATATAATATGAGTCAACAGCATATTTCAAGAATAGTTAGAAATGCAAATTGGAAAAGAACACAAATGGTCGATCTCTTTGCATAGGAGCGCAACATGAGTAGTACAGATGGAAGAGACATTATGAATACAGCAGCACATGGTAATATAACATTAGATGATGAACTCCTAAAGCTAGGAGGACTTGGCACTGAAAATGTCAAATCTAAGGACGTTGTAATTCCGCGTCTGGTTATTTTGCAGGCGCTATCTCCACAAATCAATAAGAAGAAAGCAGAATTCATAGAAGGTGCAGAGATTGGTGATTTCTGCAATGTGGCAACAGGTGATATTTATAAAGAGTCAATTTTGGTAGTTCCTTGTCACTTTGCGACAGCATATATGGAGTGGGGAAAGAACCGTAGTGGACTAGCAGGTAATCATGGAGATGATCCTTCTATCCTTGCCAAAACAACACAGAATGATAAGCGTGAGAATGTATTGCCAAACGGCAATACTATTCAAGAACAAGCGCAATGGTTCTGTTTACTCCAAAATGGCAGTATGTGGCAGCGCGCTTTCTTTCCTCTGAAAGCAACAAACCTCAAACATTCGCGTAAGTGGTTAACTCTATGCCAAAGTGAACAAGTTCAACTTCCGAGCGGAGAGCTTTGGAAGCCACCACTATTTTGGCGTTCTTGGAAACTGATCATTGTTGACGACAGCAATGATCAAGGAGATTGGGCAACATTCCGTCCAGAAAAAGGTGAATTGATAATGGATATTGACAAGGAACGCCACCTACTTAGAATGTGCAAATCATTCTACGAAGATATTAGAACTGAGAAGGTTCGTCCTGATATTGAACAACAACAGGATGAAGGTGGTCCTATTATTGAAGGTACTAGGGCCAAAGATCCGACTGATAAAGATATACCATTCTAAGGAGAACGCATGTCTGAAGCTGAAGTAGCAGCCGTAGAAATTGAAAGCCTAATCAAAAATGAGACTTCTAGGCCCAGATTTCTACGACAAATTGGTAACATTCCTCCAAAGGAATCAGAACCAGTGCCAGAAAGACAACCTGAGCCTGTGGCGCCACAGAAGATAGATCACACCTATCTTCCGCTAGATGCACTTGAGGAAGTGTCACGCTCTCTTATGTATGGCGCACATAAGAAAGAGGCTTGGGAATGGGCTAAACATCCTATTGGTTGGACAGAACGTCTAGCTAAAGCGCAGCGCCACATTCTTGAATTCCAAAAGGGAAACGACATTGATCCTGCTTCTGGAGAGTTTAAGCTCCATCACCTTGCGTGCGCTATAACTCAGCTTATGTTCTTGCAGTCATATGTATTGACTGGTGCAGGAACTGACGATAGATTTAAGAGGTAACATTTATGGCGCGATTTGGTCACAGAGACTAAGTACAATGGCTCTCCCATCGGAGCTAATACTTGAAGGTGTACGTGATGGCGTCCCTGATAGCGCGCCTGTTTGGAGATAATAAAATGGATCATCATGAAGAATTTGAATGTGAAGATTGTAATTGTCTTGTACTTAGATGGCCACTTATGCCTAAACTAGGAACTGTAATCAAACCTAGTGCATTCAGAGGAAATCGTTGCTATGTTTGCCAATGGATACGCGATCAACCCAATTTAACTGAAAAAGAAATTGAAGAAATACGTGTAGTGACAGATACACCAATACTGGAGAAAAAGAGTGACTAAAGAGACCATCTCAAAGTCCTACACTGATGCACAAAAAGAATTGCATGGTAAAAAACCATATGCAAGAAATAGAATGATTGCGCTTACTGGCGCAGCCAGAGAAAGTTCTATTGGAGAAGCCATATATCAAAAATTTAGTGGTACTGTTCCATTCAATGACTACGATGTTGTACTTGATGATTTCAATTTTACTGACTTTACAGATTTAATTATGTGTCACGGATACACATATATGGATTGGTTAGAGGAAGTTCCTGATAGTGAAGTTGAAGAAATTATTAACATTAATCTTTATGGCTCGATAAGAGTTATCAAACAATTTGTCAATCAAACTATAAATGCACCATATAGAAAGAAAATCATTTCTATAGGTTCGATGGCATATAATCACGTTCTAAATGGTAGCGCAGCGTATTGCGCTTCCAAAGCAGGATTGAACCATTACATTCGTTGCGCTGCATGGGAGCTGGCTCCAAAAGGATTTGATGTATATTGCATTAACCCTTCCAACGTATTAGATACGCCTATGACAAAAGAAACAATCAATAATCTTATGAACTATAGACAACTAACATTGGAAGAAGCAACAGAATATTGGGGCGCAAATTGTCCACGAGAATCATTCTTGACTAAGAGTGAGATAGTTGACACAGTAGCACACATACTATTTATTGATAAAGGATATATGTCTGGCAATCCTATAGATTTGGGAGGAGGCCAGAGGTGAAAGTAGTATTTATAGTTCCATCACATAGAGAAGAAAATATCAACTATATACATGAGGTGTCAACCAACTGCAAATCTAAGGAAATTGGTTGGGCTATAGGGATGAATGGTCCTAACCTGTCATCAAACTATGACTTCATGTGGAATAATCTAGTAATGGAATATAAAGAATTAACCATCCACGATCCTATGATCTCTATGGCAGAGGCACGCGCCAATGCTGATCAAACTGCAACTACATTCTTTAATCCCAAATACAGAATATTGGCAGATCACAACTTTAAGTACGTTAGAAATTGGGAAGAATATATACTTGAAGCTATAGATGAAATGGATAAGTTTACAGAGATAACTGGACGTCAATGTTTTATGGGTATGGGTGGCGTTCTTGGATCATACGGACATGGAAGAAAAGCCTTTCTTGGTGTGCAGCCTATATTTTCAACAAGCAAAGGTATAATCTATTCTATGGCTAATGCGTATGATAAGATGCTAAAGTTACCATCATCTCTAGATGAGCAGTATCTTTGTACTATTTTATTTATGGAAGGTCACGTTCCTCTTAAGAAAATGATGAGTCCTATAATTCATACTAGAATTCACGATAATGAGGACATACATAATCCAGAAATATTAGCAAATAAGTTCAATACATTAGTGTTGAGAGAGATCTGGCATGACCAAAATTGGGTCCTACAACCCAAGACAACTTCTAAACCGCCAGATTTGCCTGATGGAAGATATTATGGCCATGTTCCTAGAACTGGTCTTAAGGCTATGGCCAAATTAAAAACGGAACTATCTAAAATTCCAGGTGTTTATGAGAACTTCATAAAAATTTCTTATGAAAAAGAGGCAGGAAAACTGACAGGTAAGGATTTGTTCTCATGAGCGATCAAGAAGATGTACGTGATATGTTTGGCTTTGTTGCGCCATCTGAAGGACAACTATCCACCATATCTAAATGGGCGAAGAAAGCCTTAGAGCTTCAAGCTGAGATAGAGCAAGCTGAAGCGCATCTTAAAGAATTGAACAGAGAGCTTGCTCAAATTGAGGAAGTTGATCTTCCTAGATCAATGATGGCAGCAGGCTCTATGGAATTCACAATGGTAGGTGGTGGCAAGATAACCATTAGTGATGAGATACAAGGTAGTCTTGCCAAAGATGCAGAGAAACGTGACTATGCTATTGATTGGGTAGATAAGAATGATGGTACAGATTTAATTAAGAGGCATTTTGAGATTGACTATACTAGAGGTCAAGCTTCAAGAGCAACGCAGTTTCGTGAGTTGTTGCAAGAACATCAAGTACATTTTGATGAGTTTGAGAGTATCCATACTAGTACGTTCAAAGCGTTCTTACGTGAGAAGCTAGAGAAAGGTGTAGTTCCACCTTTTGATAAGATGGGTTTTCGGTACTTCAAGAAAGCTAACATCAAGACAAAGTAAGAGACGCCACTATGGATATCCACATCATAGGCGCTGGTATGGCTGGACTATTAGCAGCCAACATTTTGAGACGTCATCATGTAACTATTCTTGAAAAACAATCAGAATTGCCTAATAATCACCATGCCGTGTTGCGCTTCAAATCTCCTGAGGTTGGGAACCTATTAGGCATTCCATTTAAAAAAGTAAATATGATTAAAACATATATGCCAAATATGAATGTAGTGGCAGATAGTCTATCCTATTCAAAGAAAGTAACTGGTAAGTATCTATCAAATAGATCTATTGTTGAAGGAACTGTTACTGCTGAGCGCTACATTGCGCCAGTAAATCTAATAGAGCAAATGGCACAAAATGTTTTAGTTAGTTTGGAAACAGAATTTAACCCACTAAAAAAAATAAAACCTAATATTCAAATTCCAGTTATATCAACTATTCCTATGCCAGCATTAATGGCTATTTTGGAATATGAACATGATGTCAATTTTGATAGTAGACCTGGAATTGTATTTACTGGGCGCGTATTAGATTGTGATGCTTATTGTTCTGTATTATTTCCAGGTGGAGAGCCATATAGTCGCGCCACTATAACAGGTGATCAATTAATGATAGAGTTTCCAGGTATGACAGAAATACCTGAAACTATGGATATAGCTCGCGCGTATTGGGCATTAGGTTTATCTGATTCAGTTGTATTAGATGCTGAATTTAAAAAACAACCATACTTTAAAATAACAGAGATACCTGATGCAGAACGAAAAACATTCCAACGTTGGGCAACTGTCCATCACGGTATCTATTCTCTTGGAAGATACGCTACCTGGCGTCCTAAACTGCTACTTGACGATCTCGTAAAAGACATCAGAACAATAGAGGGATGGATATGCAAGTAACACTTTTTGACGGTACAGGTTTTGGTTCTCCAAATCCTGAGCGCCACGCAGCGAATGTGATCGTCTTTACGAGGAACACTCGTTTGAAAATGACCCCAGGAGGCTTTTCAGCTATACAAGCTAAAGAGGATTTTGAAATCCTCAAAGAACTGAGAGAGGCAGCTAATACGCTGCCTTCATCATGGGAATTTGTACAATTCACATTCCTAATTGAAGGTGTCACAAGAGCGTTTACCCATCAGTTGGTCCGCACCAGGACAGCCTCATACGCGCAACAAGCTCAACGTATTGTTGAGATGTCAGATTTTGAATATGCAAGAGGACCATCTGTTGGAGAACAAGGATTATATGATGATACTATGGCAATGATTGCCAAAAATTATAAGACATTAATTGATGCAGGTGCAAGAACTGAAGATGCTCGTGGCATATTACCTACCAATATTCTAACAAACATTTGCATGTCCATCAATATGCGTAATTTTATCAATCTAACTAGGAAGCGCACCAGTAAGCGCGTGCAAGATGAATATAGAAATGTACTTGATGCTTGCATAATGCAAGTTGAGAAAGTATATCCTTGGTTCTATATGTTTTATAAGAATGACGCATTCCAGGCTCGTAAAGACTTGCAGGATATGATTTTTGATAACAAGAGTCTATCGTCTGAAGAAAAGACAAACATGGTTAAGAAACTTGACATAATGATGCCGGACCTGTAAGATGGACACTCATAAATTCAATTGGGCCGAATGTAGGTCAATAGACGCATCTGCATGTTATCATATGGGTAGGATTGCGCGTCAAAGGAGAGTTCCCAAAGAAGATAATCCTTGGAAACCAGAAACAGAATTTGCTAGATTTTGGGATATAGGTTGGGAAGATGAAGAAACTCTACTAAGTCAATGATTATTCTAGTAGATATTGATCATACTATTGCAAACGCCTTTTGGCGTGACAGTATGATTGGTACTGAAACATGGGACGTTTACCATGAGAACTCTAAATATGATAAGCCATTTAAGAATGTAGTGAATTTAATTAATTCTCTTGCCAACTCTGGCTATGATATGATGGGTATTACTGGGAGAAATGAAAAATATAGACAATTAACTGTTGGTTGGTTAGTACAGAATAAAGTTGACTTAGATGAAATATTGATGCGCCCAGACAATGACTTTACTAAAAATGGAGAGCTTAAAGTCAAATTGATTAAGGAGCGCTTCAAAGATAATTTCAAAGACATACACTTTCTAATTGATGATAATGAAGATGCGATACTTGCATTTATGGCTTTAGGTATCGCAACACTTCAAATCCGTAACATCAAATAGGAGAGTAGCATGACTGAAGATAGAACAATTGAGCAGTTGACCAACGATCTGCCTACCATTGGACCAAAAGGCGAATGGATGAAAAAGATCAAGTCTTTGGGTGATCCTGGAGATACTTTATATCAAATAATTGGTAAGGATTATATGAAGCGTTATGGTCAAAAGAATAATGAACAAAAACCATCAGTCAAAAGAGATGATATTCCAGAGACAATAACTGGTATACACTATAAATTTACCAAACACTCACCATGGTGGTGGTTAGATCAAATGAAAGATAGTCCTTATGTGAAGGCAGGATTACCTGGGGTAAGAGCAAACAAAAGAGATGAAGCATTGGCAACAATAGCCGGAACAGATGCTATCAGGAATAGTCCAGCAATGTATGAATGTTCATGGCAAGAACTGTTTGATGCTGGACGTGAAGGCTTCCTAATAGTCATCATAAAAGGCTTTTTGGACTTCAACGAGAAGTATGAATATCTAAAACAATGAGAACTGTAGTATTTGATACAGAAACGACGGGATTGATTATCAATCCAGCACGTTCTCTTGCGCTGCAACCAGAAATTATCTCACTTGCAGCGCAAGAGTTCGAGCTTGAGACTGGTGAAAAGTACTCATCATTTTATAGAATGTTTAAGCCAACTAGACCTATTACTGAAGAGATAACAAAGATCACAGGCTTTACAAATGATCAACTATCTATAGAGCCACCTATTAAAGATAGCTTAGATGAGATAACTATAATATTGGAAAGAGCCAGCCTTCTAATAGGACAAAATATCACATTTGATAAAGGTATGGTAGAATTAGAATTGAGGCGCTGCGAGAAGAAAATTAAATGGCCAATGTCACTAGACTTAGTAGAGCATACTATC